GATCTCGAAGCTGGCTGATCTGGTTGATAGCATCCTGAAGCCAAACGCCTGACTGTTCTTCATCGGAACGGCGCTGCCGGGAACGGCCGAGGAGGAATGAGCCGGCCAGCAGCGCCCCGCCGACCACCGCAGTGATCGGATTCGAGAAGAGTGGAGCAAGGAAGCCAAGGCCCGAGAGAGCCCCGCCTGCCGCTAATGCCGCAGGGGCCGCGGTGATACCGATGCCAAGCGCCGCGCCTCCTATACCACCCAAGACCTGACCAAGTCTGGATTGTCCACCAAGTCCCGCGCCAAGCTGCACGCCGAGCAATGGAGCGATCCCAGCCAGCGCGCCACCTGATCCGGCAGCGCGACCGAAGCCGAACCCCCGGAAGAGTCCGGATAGTCCCGCGAATGCGCCGACGGTCGCCGATCGGCCGAAGATGCCAGCCGCACCCGCTGCGCCGATTCCGGCCGTATTGGCGATCGGCAATCCGCCAGCGATCCCGATCGGAGATGCCGCGCCACCGAAGCCGCCTCCAATGATCGGAAATCCGCCACCGAAGCCGGGAGTCAGGAATCCGCCGCCACCGCCGAAGATTGACCCAAGACCGCCGGAAATGACGCCGCCTATACCACCGCCAGCCCCGCCAACTGAAACGCCAGCCACGCCCCGCCCAGCGCCACCAATCGCCCCGGTAATACTCCCAAAAAGCTGACCGAAGACACGTTGAAGGCCCAGTCCGAGAAGGTCGCGGAAGAACGTGGTGAATGACTGCTTGAGGTTGTCGAGGAGTCCCTTGACGTTGCCGAAGCTCCGAGAAAGATTCTGACCAAGGCGCTCGAATGCGTCGCCCGTGCTTTCGACCTCGCTGTTGAATCCGCGCATAAAGCGCTGAGCCGCTGTCAGCTCTACGCCCAGGTTGCGAATCGATGCGATCTCGAGCTCGATCTCTGCCCTTCGTTGTGGCGTGATCTCTGACATCGCCTGTTCGGCCTCGAGCATCGCAATGCGAATATCACGCTCCTGTCTAAGAAGCGCGTTGATCTGTTGCCGGGCTTCGGCCTGAGTCAGTGCGCCCAGGTCGAGTTGATTCTCGATCTCGAGCTGTTGCCGCCGGATGTTGACGAGTTCGACCGACTGAGCAATTTGGATCTCACGTTCGCGATTGATGCGATCTCGAGCCGCTTGGACTCGCGGGTCGACTAGCTCGACGACCTGCTCTTGTGGCGTCTTGGTCGGGTCGAACGCCGGGAGATTCCGGGCCTCACGGATGCCAGCTTGCAAGCGCTGGAGATCCTCGAGCTGCTGCTTTGCGTTCGTGAAGTCCGCGCCGACCGGCAAGGACAACTCGCGGCGAAGGTCCACCAGATCCTGAAGGACCTTCCGCTTCTTCTCGGCTTCATCGATCTGAACGAGGATCTGGAACTCTTTCGACGATGCGCGATCGAAGATGGCCAGCTCTCGATTCAGCTCAGCGAGTCGGGACTGGTATTGCTGGAGGAGGGTGATTTGCTTCGATGCTTCTGCCCTGGCCGCTTCTGGTCTGGCTCCGGTCCCGCTGGCTGGCGTTGGCGTGGTCGGTAGTCCGGTCAGCAGATTGACGCCACGAGTGGACAATGGTCCGCCACGCTGCGCCGCTTCTCGCTGACCAGCGATGACCGACTGAGTGTCGATAAACCGACCGCCGCGCCTTGTTACCGGCTGACCGTCAAGGCCCGTGAAGATGCCTTGCGACTCCTGCACCTTGCGAAGCGAAAGATCAATCTGATCGGTCGCTGATTGGACAGCCGTTCGATACTGATACCATCCGATAGCTCCGGCTGCGAGAATGCCGCCAATGCCGAGGATGACCGGATTGAGACTGGTCAAAGCGATGGTGAGACTTGCCGGACCGGTGAGCAGTGCGATCACGCTTGTCAGCAAGGAAAGCATTGAACTCAGACCAGTCAGTACCGGGCCGAATGCCGCCGCGAACAGACCGAAGACCACGATGGTCTCCTGCACCCCCGGAGGCAATGCCGCGAACTTGTCGAGTAGCTCAATCAGCTTCGGGATGAGCCGATCAAGGACAGGCTGTAATGTGCGAAGGAGCGATTCACCCAGCGGGGCCAGTGCGGTCAGAATCTGATCCTTGGTCTTGGCGAACCGACCAGCGATCGACTCTTGCACGTTGGCGAAGCGTGGATCTGTCGCAATGGCCGTAGCGAGTCCGTCAACGTATGCCGCCATCGTCAGCTTCCCGGATTCCTTTAACTGCCGGAGCTTGTTGGCGTCCTTGGTCCCGAATGCCTGCTCGAGCAGCTGTTCAAAGATCGGCACCTGACCGAGGGCCTCTTTAACGTCTGATCGCTCGAATCCTTGGGTAAAGATCTGCTGGATGTTCCGGGCGAATCCTTCCACGTCTGGAATCGTGAAGACCGCATTCAGCCGCCCGATGGATTTGATGATGTTATTGATTGACTGGTCGGTGACGGTGCCGAGCGCCTTGAACTGGCTGAAAAGCGTCGTGGCGAATCGCGTCGTAACACCTGGCGTCTCTTGTGCGATCCGTCGGAACTCCTCGAGCTTCTTATTCGCGGCATCGACTGACCCGGTGAGTGCGGCCAGTGTCTGACGGGACTTGTCGATATCGGCCGCAGCCTTTAGAGCCGTCGCCCCTAGCCCGGCCAGTGGGAGACTCACCTTCAAGGACAACTGCTGGCCTACGTTGGAGAATGCCTGTTGGATCGACTGGAGAGAGCTGGTCAGCCCTCGAGAGAAGGCATCGCCAGCACTCCGACCGGCCGCGCCAGCTTGCGGCACAATCCCATCAAGGGCGGAGCGTATGGCGGTCGCCAACTGTTGCGCGGATCGTTGCGCGTCTCCCGTATCCAGACCAACCGCGATAACTATTGGTGCCGCCATTCGCCTACCCTCCCATCCGGCTCTTCATTCGAGCCTGTAATGCCGCCTGTTCACTCTGCTGCTGCTGCTTGCGCTGTTCCCGTTCCTGATCCTTCTGGCGTGCCCGTTCCAGTGAACGGATGCACGACCATTGATAGGCGGTCAGGCTGTCGGGATAGGCAAAGGTCCCGCCGCACGCCTTGATCTCATCCAGAGAGATCGCTTCCGCGATTGCGTCCGCCAGTCGACGAGGCTGCTGGCCCGGCTTCGTCTCCTTCTTGGCGCATCCGCCACAAATCTCTTCAACCGGCGCGTCAGGATACTTTGCCAATGGTCCGATGACCTGACAGACATCTTCACCCGGACAGGGCTGACTTCCAACTTTTCGCGATGCCTGTATCTGTCCATCGAACCATTCCTCCAGCGCGTTCGTCAGTCCAAGAGTGATGCCTCGAGCGCATTCATCAGGGTCTGAATGATGATCCGCTTCCACGTCGGATCAATCGCCGCGATGAATGCCCCCCGCTCCAACTGCGAGAATGGCTTGTCTTTCACCGTGCCGCCTTCGATATCCGTGACGAGAAGATCATACATCTCGACGTATGCCTTGAGATCAGCGCCGATCTTCGTTCGCGGTCGTTTGGCGCCACGGATGAAGCTGACCTTCGATGCCGTCCGTTTGAACTTGGCTCGTTCGGATTCTGTCGGCTCACGAAGGATGTGATCGATCGTGTACAGTGGCTTGTCTTGGTCCGGGCCGACAAGCTGACGGATCGTCCAGCTATTCGCCCCCAGGCTGACCTCATCATCGTCGCCGACAACCTGAGCCGATCCGGCGTACATCGCCAAGACGGCCGTCTTCTTGTGCCCGGCTCTCATCGTCAACTTCTCGCCTTCGGTCAGTGCGCGAAAGTCCGGGATGCCCTTGTAGCCCTTCACCTGGAGAATGATCTTATCCCAGAGTGAACAGGTCGCCTGCTCGTCGTCTGTGACGATCCGCTCCTCCCGATTGTTCTCTTCGACGATCTCGAGGTTGATGGCCTTCTCGCGGTCGAGTAGTTCGACCAGCGTTGGCTTGCGAAGGCGATGGGTGACTATGACTGGATTCTCTCCGCCCGGACGGGCGTTGATCTGGACATCGACGCTTGGCGCGTCAAATGGATATGCGTTGTCGTTCAATGGTTCCTCCTACCATTTGTCGATCGGACACCTGAGACGGCCGATCCTCGTCTTTGTGCGGACATCTGAGCCAAACCATTGCGGACATCCGCACTCGCCGCAATAGTAGCCCGTTCGCGTTTCAATAATCGACGGGCAGGACTGACAGATCGCCAGTCGTCCGCGCTGGATGTGTGTGGCTGATTCACCGTAGCGGACCAGCCACCACATAGCACGGAGAAAGGATATCAGGCGCAACACGGCCGGGGCCCTTCGACCTTGCCAAGCTCTCCGCCGATGATCTCCTCGATCTCACGGCGACTCATCTTTTTGCCTTCCGGCAGTAGCGTGGCATCGCCCCGAATCAGGGCCGATCGTCTCACCCGGTAATAGGCGGACTTCGTTGGCCCATCCATCACCTCGACGCCGACCGTGAAGTCGAAGATGTCGCCAGTCGTGATCGGTTCACTCGTCGAGGAGACCGTGGCCGACGGGGTCGCCGTCGGCTCTACAGTCGCATCCGTCTTGATCGGATCTTTAGGCATATGAGGTGGTCTCCTGATTGATAACCTCGGCCTTAATAGCTCCACCGGACGTCGAGTCATACATACCTACCAGATTGATGGTGATCGCCGCGTCGCCGTCGCTGTCGGTCGGGTCGACACTGGTGATCCGCGCCTTCGGAATGATGTAGTTGATTGTGTAGTTGTAGCCCGTGCCGGCCAGTGCGGTCGACTTGGCCTTGAAGGTCACATCCGTCAGCTCCTGACCGGTGACGTATCGCTCCCACGGAACAACCGTTGAGTCGAGCAGGATGACCAGCTGAGCCGTCACGGTTCGCGATCCCCGGAGCAGCTTGCCAGCAAAGGCCGGAGTCGTGGTCGTGGAATCATAGGTCAGGGTCTGAGTGCTATCGCCAGGGCAACGATCGTTCAGCCGGAGATTATTGGCAACCTCGACCGACCAGCTCCGGAGCGTGCATCCTGAGCCCGAGAAGGTCGTCGTACCATCGGCATCGGTCCAGTAAACCTCGACGCCAGCCCCGGTCAAACAGGCCGCGAGATCCATCGTCGAGGGTAGTGAGGTCAGCCCGTGCGGAGTCGTGAACTTACCGGAACCGACCAGATCCGCCGAGTACTGTGGACGATCCGCTCGATTCTGCGACATCCGGAACCGGTCGACCACGACGCCAGCGAAGCGATAGCTTGCCCCGCCCAGCTCCGCCGCCATCGAGAAGGATGGATACTGGCGACCACTCGAGATTGAGAGCATATTGCACGAATGCTTGTAGGCGGTCGTCGCGCCCTGCTGAGCCGTCGTCACCGTACCACCCAAGGCGCGGAGAGCAAGACGGCCAGCGATCCCATAGTTGATATCATCGGTGAAGGTCGCGGCCGGATGGCTGATGTAGTTCGCACACCACTGCGTCGCGAACTCGTGACCGTTGCCAGGGACTCCGGCATCGTTCAGAAACTCGATCTGCGGAAGCAGGAAAGACGCCTGCTGACTGCGGATCTTCGCGTAATTGCTGCCAGTGGCAGATCCGTCATTGTATGCGGCCTCCACTGTCTTCGTGACGTATAGAGCAACGTCATTACTCAAATATTGCGGCATAGTGCCTCCTTAGCAAGGGTCAATGGTAATTGAGCCTACGGCGAAATGCAGAAGCTCGCCGCCATAAACATTCAGATCAATGGTCCATCGAATCGGCTGTCGTCGCTTGAGCTCATTCGGGACCGTCGCGATATCGTCGAGAGCCGCTGTGATCAGATCGAGCTCCGTGTTAAACGTCAGATCCGAGTTCGCGGTCCTGTTGCCGGTCTGGTAGTAGTGAAGGGCCCAGATGTCATAGGACCAGCTCCGGTCAACGCATCGCATCGCCTTCTCGACGCCTTCGTCCTGAGCTCGCGTGATCACATATCCGTGTACTCGGTCGCTGTCCAAAGATGAGCGCATCAGGCCGGGCCACATATCCTGCTTCACGCCAAGGACCCACCAAGGGTAAACGACGGCCAGCGGTGCGGCAGTCGCGATGATGCCCTCGAGCGCTGTCCTGATTTGCTGATCCGAGTAGGTCGTCGACATTACCGATTCATCCTCACTCGTGTCTGTCCGAGTATCCCGGCGAACTGTGTTCTGACCTTATCAATCGCTGGCGTCACATACGGACGCGGCTGCATAAAGCGAGTGCCATATTCCAGATAGGCCGCATAGTCGGCATTGATCGAGATCCGGGCCGATGTCAGCGTCGGCATATCCATATTGATCGAATTGGTCAAAGTCCCCATATCGACCGCCGGCGCCTCACCTGGAGCAGATGCGATGTGAATCGCCGTCCGTCCTCGACGATAGGCGCGGCCAGTCTTCGGAAGCGACATCAGCCGCTTCATCTCGCTGACGATACCACTGGCCATCGCCCGGATTACCGGAGACGCTTGGCCTTGCAAGTCATCCACGACCTGCGAATCAACTTCGACTTCAAAGCGTAGCGGATCAGCCATTGTCCGGCTCCGTACTATTCTCGGCGGGATCGCACGTGATCACCCAGCCGCTGCCCATCTGCTGCATCGGTCTCACGCTGCTGATCCGGTACGACTGCGCCCGGCCATTCGCGTCGATGACGACCTTGGCCCCGGTATGCAAATTTCGATCAAGCGTGACCGGCGTTACTTCGCTACTCATCCAGATCCGGACGGAAGTGGCTTCATCGCCAGACTGCCGTTGCGCGTGCCATCCGTTACGCGTGGTGAAGACCTCGACCTCGCCATCCGTTGGAGTCATCCGGTAGAAGGTCAGACTGGCCGACGCGCCAAACAAGGCACCGCGCATCACATTCAAGGCTGACGCGTTCAGAAGGTTCATCCCCGGACCAGCCTTCCTGAATTGCACAGACCGCTGATCAGCTGCGACACGGCGACCGGAAGCCCGGCCTCTTTCGCCGATGGCGCATACTCGATCGATACTCCATCCGCCTGAAACTTGCTGATGCGCTGGCCCTCGTTCGTCTCGAATCCCTCGAGGTATGCAATCGCCAGCTCACATTGTGCATCCTTCACGACATCCGGGATCTCGGTTGACTCGTAGTACTCTCCCCAGAATCCCATCGAGAAATCGTTCAAACGCTGATTGGCCGTGCCGGTCAGTGCGCTGTCTTTCTTCGGGACTTCGTAGCGCGGCCAGGCCAAGGCCTGAGTCCCGTCAACCTTTGACCCGCGCCAGTTCTCGCGGTTCAGCCGTCGCGCCGCCATCATCAATGCCCGGATCTTGTTGTCGACCGTGGCCGCGTCAAAGGCATCCGCGTTGATCCGGTTCTGATCGCGATAATTGGCAAACTCGGCCAGTGTCACATAGGACGTACTGGCCGAGCCTCCCACTGTAGTTATGATGTCGCTTGTGTTCGGCATCGATTACCACTCACCCCTTCGGCTTTGGCCTCGGTTTCGGTTTACCATATCCCATCTCTGGATCACCTCCCTCTGCCTCATTTGGCTTGAAGGAAGAGGCAGGATCGAGCACACGCCAACCCGCCGCCTGCATCGACTCCGCCTCTTCGGGGTGGACATCTGCCGTGGTCGGCCCGCCTGGATGGGCTGGCTCTTCACGGTACATTGGTACCAACTTGACTGACATACTCCCCCTCTGCGGATCAGGGGCCATTGCTGGCCCCGTATCCCATTTACCCGATGAGCGTCGCGATGTGATTCGGCTTCACAGCCTTCACACCCCACGCCATACCGACCTCATACGAGATCTGCCGATACTGGCGATAGAGCGCGACCTGGAAGGTCAGGTTCGACACCGGATCAGTGATCTCGGTCACATCGTCCGCACCGTCACCGCCGGCCGGCATCGCCGGAGCACGAGTGATCAGGTGGAGAGCGTTGCGGTGGAAGGCGACGTTCGGCGTGTAGCTGTTGCCGACCGCGATCGTGTCGTTATCGACCCACGCGACCCGATTGCCGGGACCGCCGATCGAGAAGACACTCGAAGCCAGAGCCGAGTTGACGACGTACTTGTTGGCGTCGCGTCCGGCCTGCGAGTTGGTGATGATGTCACCGGCCAGAATGGTCCCTGACCCGGTATCAACCGCGAACGACGTTGAACCGACCGCATATCCGGCGCCCAGGTTCAGCTGATAGCTTGCACCTGATCCCTTCGTGTGGACGGTCACGCCGGCGGAGTTGTGAAGGTTGAGCCCCATCACTTCGCCGATCATACCCATTCGCAGGAACTCGGCCGTACCGGCCTCATTGACCTTGAAGAGGACCGACTGCTTACCGCGAAGATTGGCCATCGCCGCGCCGCCGAGAACGAGGTGAAGGTCGGTCTGAGGCGATCCGTTGTCATCGAGGATCTGACGAACACCCGCGAAGTCGGAGAGATCGCCAGCCGTGCCGAAGGGTGTAGTTCCCGCCGTACCGTAAGCACGTGACGCGCCCTTATAGGCAGCGGCCCAGAGATCGGCCTCGATCTCATTGACGAGAGTCCGCATCGCCTGAGTGAACTGGTCGCGAAGGACGTTGGCAAGCTGCGGACGGTCGCCGTTCGAGATGCTGGTCTGCTCCTCCCCGGTCCAATTGAATGAGACCTTACGCGACTTGCTGATCGTCATCGAGCCGCTGCCGACCGTCATATCGGTACCGCTAGACGGAGTAGCAGCTGGAGTGATGTCGGCCGCAGTCATCGAGGGCACGACCGGATAGGTGATGGTCTGATTGAGTCCGGCTCGCTCCGCAGTTGAATTGCGGAAGGTTGCCGGAATGAAACCAGTGAGCTCACGGGAAACGGTATCCGCCGCCTCGTAGATCACCGGCAAGATGGAGGAAAGTGTATTAGCCATTCGGTTCTCCTGATCTTACTGATCTGTGATTGACCCGCCTCCTCTGATGAATTCCATCCGCTGAGTGGGAGAGAGTGCATCGAAGGACTTGCGGCTCATTGCTTTGGCGTTGCCGCCCGCTTTGTTGCCGTTTTGCGCTCCGGAACCTCCCGTCCCTGACGCCTCAAAAGCTCTACCGAAAATCGGATCATTGCGCATCTCCTCGATCAGATTCTTGATCGTGAAAGGAGTGCCTTTGACATCGGCGATTCGGGGCTGACCTTGAGGGTCGAGCACTCTGACCGTGTAATCGCCGTCTTCTTCAAAAATCTTTACCCGCTGCATCACGTGCGGGAGTAGCAGGGCCGGAGTACCCTTGAGCTCGGTTATCGCCGCCGTGGCTTGAGCTTCAATCAGGGATCGCTCGAGCGCGTTCTGCATCAATGCCAGCTTGGCGTCGCGCTCCGAGATCTCCGCGTCGTACTGGCCCTTGTACTTCGACAAGTCGGCCTGTAGCTGCTTTTTAAGCTGATCCTCGCGAGTCGCCCAGTCGCCGGCCTTCTGTGCCTGGCGTGCCTCGAGCTCTTCGCGTTCCGCAATCAGCTTCTGATACTGTTCGACATCAATCCCCTCGAATCCCTTGAGCCGCTTTTCGGCTTCCGCCTTCTGCTTGCGCTCTGTCTCGAGAGCCTTTTTCAATCCGCCGACCTCGTGCGCGAGTTCCGCCTGAAACACGAACTTCCCGTCCTGCTCAAGCAATGAATGGCGCAACCATTCAGGCGCATCGTCTCTGCTGTCAAATACCTGTTCGATTGGTGGCATCATCCCTCCCGGATGGTGAAAGCGGCATCCCGCCGCGTGTTGTGATTACCCTGCCACAAGTAGCAGGAAAACTTTTTCGGGATTACCCGGCCTGACCACGATTGAACGCGTCAATCAGCTGTCCGCCGATGTTGGCCGCGTCGGCCTCGATGTTGAGTTTTTCTTGCTGCGGGTCAAAGTCTTCTGGTAGCTTGCCGGCCGCTTGGAAGACCGAATAGATCGTATCGAGCGAGAATACCTTATTCGCGCCTTCGATCCAGACGCGCATCTCTTCCGGGGTCAGCGTCAGATCGGCCATCGTTGAGCCCAGCGCGATACTGCCAGCCTCGAGCCCCTCATAGGCGGCCGTATACTGGAGCGCAAGCTCGAGCGCGTCTTGCAGTGATCGGGCAGCGGTAGCCAAGTCCGACTCTTCCTTGATCCCCTCGAGAAGTGTCTCGGTAGCGGTCTGTGCCGTTGGCTTGTTGCCGGCCAGCAAGGACAAGCCAAGCACGGACATCTGCTTTTCGAGATGCTCGATGTCGGCCTTGGCGGCACCAAGGGCGGCGCCGGTCGTCTCAGCGAAATCAACGATCCCGTTCTGGCTGTCCACGTCGAAGAACGTATATGGTCCGATGGCTTCGACCTTGCGATTGATGTCGCGGCCACGGAACCATAGGATCGGCCGGCTGGCAATATGCAGGTAGGTGGATAGGTCGGAGTACTTCTGGTAGTGAGCCAGGTTGACCAGCGCCAAGTCGAGGAGTGGCGGCTTGCTGGCCATCGGACCAGTCTTCCGCGAATAGCAGACTGACACCGGGATGTAGGGTAGTCCGGTCGTCCCTTCGGCCTCGAGTATGTATACCGTGTTGCCGGCTGCGTCTTCCTCTTCTCGGAACAGCTGCCAGCTACCTGGGCGGAGGACTCGATATCGCTCGACCTCTTCTTGCCCGTACTCGCCGTCCGGCTCGTATGACTCTTCCTCGAGGACAAGCAACGTCAGCATCTGCTGGCCGTTGATGGTCTCGTGACGCCAGTTGACGATCTGATCGGCATCATACATCACCCAGTAAGGACGACGATTCAAGGCGCGTTCATCGGCAAGGGTCGCCCCGGCAGGAAGGGCCGGCGGCATATCGACATAGATCAGGGCGTGGCCATACTTGACAGCCGACGTGAACAGCTCTTTCGAGAAGACCGCGCCGTGAGTCCCAGCGTTGTCGATATTCTCCCACAGTTCAAACAATCGATCCGGATTGTCTCGAGCAAGCTCTGGGTCTTTGCGGAAGACCATTCCGACCAGTCCGTGAAGGGTCCGCTCGAAAGCGTTGAAGAAGATTGCCCGACGAAGCCGGATCGCAAAGTCACGCTGATCTTCTGCCGGTTCAAGTGGAAGCCATTGCGCTCCACCGTCCCGCAGTTCGAGCGTACCACCGGCGACCGCTTCGACGATGTCCCATCGACGCTCCATCTCGTCGTGCTCGTCGCGGTGATAGTTTGGCTTGTTCGGGTCTTTTTCGTTCACGGAGTCAGGGTATAACCAAAGTCTGGAAATTATTTTTTCTTACAATAGATTGTGAGTCCGCAACGATTCGCCGATCTGATGCGCGATAGCGCCCAGGGCATCGCAGAAGCGCTCCTCGTCAGCATTGGCGGCATCGGGATCGACAGGGTTGTCCACGTCGAGCCCTTGCCGCCTTGCCCATTCCAGAGCCGCGTGACTGGCCTCGTGGCTGATCGTATCCTGCCCGAGATCGCGCTGGTTGAAGTGAATCTCGCCAAGGTTGCGCGGTCGTCGCCGGACAGGCCATAGCACACACGCGATGACCTGGCTGACATTCAGCGCCGGATGAGCCGCCTTGATATGCTCACGCATCAATCGCCTTGTAGACCAGACGTGGACCGTATACCACTGCGACTCACCTTCAGGATAGACACGGAACGAACATATCACCCCAGGATAGACCGCCTTCGCCATTATGCATCCCCTCCCATTCTGACCACGGCCTGAGATCCGGCAACTGCCGAGTAATCCTCGTCAGTTGAGGCGACGTGGATCGGCGCCTGAATCGTCACCCCGTGCTTAGCGTCGGTAATCCAGAACGCTTGCCGTGGCGGCTCGTAGTGGAAGTTCGAGATGTACGCATACTCGTCGTACCCCTTGAGGCTTCCATTCACGATCAGATTCCGGATAAAGGACAGCTGATGCCAGTGCCCCATCACAAGGTAGTCATATGGTCGGCTGACCGCCTGTTCGCGCTGGCGTTTCCTGGCGTCGCCAATCATCAGCGGGGAGAGCAGTCCGGCGATACCAGACCCGCCCCGGAACTGGTCGCCGTGGGTGAGCAGGTATCGGGTATTGTAGACCATGTAAGGCTGATCGGCGGCTTCGCTGATCGCGAAGCTGATGCCCTTCTCGGTCGATAAGAGCTTGGCGAGTAGATGGTAGAAGAAGTAGTCGAAGTTATCTTGCGCTCGATTCTTGGCGTGCGGCTTGCGCTGGCGTCGGCCGTGATTGCCAACCACGCAGGGCAGGAAGACGCGCCCGAATACGTCGCGAAGATGTCGGATGCCAGCGGCCATCGGCTCCGACCAGTAGAGCAGGGATTCGAAGATCGTCGCCGCGTTGGTCTCGACCAGCTCCTCGTGAATGATGCCCGAGAAGAGATCGCCGCCCAGGGGCAGGACCATCCCCTCGTAGGTCAGGCCGTGCAAGTAGTTGCGGGACAACTCGACGACGTTATCGAAGAAGTTCCGGAGTCGCTTCTCGGCGATCTCCCGATTGTACGCGTTGACGTAGTTGACCTGAGCCGGATAGACGACCTCATCGAGGTGGAG